ATGGCTATTTCAGATAGTTATCTAAAGTCGTGCCTTGGGCGCGAGCGCGACAAAGTTGAAGAAAAAGCAGACCGGGATGGACTCTGGGTCCGCATTTCCCTGAAAGGGGCGGTAACGTTTTTCTACCGGTTCCGGTTTCTTGGCAAGCAGGACAAGATGACGATCGGCAGTTACCCTGAGTTCAGCCTCAAGGCTGCCCGCGACGAAGTGGCGAAATGGGCCGCTATTCTTGCCAGGGGAGAAAACCCCCGCATCAGGCAGAGCCTTGATAAAGCGAAGATAAACAGCCAGTACACCTTCGAAGAGTTGTTCCGGGAATGGTATTCCATGGTCTGCATTCAGAAAGAAACCGCTGGGCAGATCCTGCGCACGTTTGAGCTTCACGTTTTCCCTAAAATCGGCAAGTACCCGGCGCACCAGTTAACGCTACATAACTGGCTCACCGTTCTTGATCGCCTGGCCCAGGGGTATTCGGAGATAACCCGCCGGGTCATCAGTAATGGCCGCCAGTGCTATTCCTGGGCGGTGAAACGGCAACTGCTGGAAGTAAACCCGCTCTCTGAAATGTCCGGACATGACTTCTGCATCAAAAAGCAAATGGGTGAGCGCACACTGGACCGGAAAGAGCTGGCGCTGGTCTGGCGTGCCATTGAAGATTCTCGTCTCATTGAGCGAAACAAGATCCTCTACAAACTGTCGCTGTTCTGGGCATGCAGGGTGGGCGAGTTACGCCAGGCGGAAATATCCCATTTCGACTTTGAAGATGGCATCTGGACTATTCCGTGGGAAAACCATAAAACGGGCCGCAACACTAAAAAGCCACTGGTGCGCCCCATCATCCCGGAAGTTGTCCCGTTAATCAGCCGCGCTATTGATCTGGCGCCGGGACAGTATGTTTTTTCTCGTTTCGCCGATAAGCCGATGAGCGAAGGTTTCCACATGAGCATCAGTAGCAACCTGGTAAAGTTCATGCTGAAAGCCTATAACCAGCAGGTCCCGCATTTTACCATTCATGACCTGCGCCGGACTGCGCGCACAAATTTTTCTGAGCTGACCGAACCGCATATTGCCGAAATAATGCTGGGCCATAAATTGCCTGGCGTCTGGTCGGTGTACGACAAGCACACCTATATTGATGAGATGAGGGTTGCATACGGTAAGTGGTGGGCCCGACTGATGAGCATCATCGAGCCCGACGTTCTGGAGTTCACGCCGCGTCAGACCGGATAATTCTGCCTTTACTGTCGCGGGCAACATTCAGGTGTGACATGGGCCGGCGAGTCTGCCGGGACATTTCCCTGATTTGCCATTCGGTGACTTTTGTCGTCAAGTACCTGTTGGATCCTCCCATATACGAGCAATCAGGATCCGGGAATGGATTGCTACCTGCCGGGCGTTTCCGGTAGCGCTCCAGAGTGCGTGACGAAATACCCAGGTGATCGCAAATCTCCCTGGTGCTCATCCATTCAAATTTTTCGCTATGTTTTTTGCTCATCTTCACACCTATGGCCCCTACCGGGGCCAGTAAATTCAACGTAAGTGCTTACCGCGCTTTTCTGCGTCAGCCTGGCAACTCGCACACATCCGGCAGCCGGGAACCGCATGGCGCCGCGCCTCTTCGATTTCATCACCGCATTCGTCACAGTGAGTAGCTGATACTGCGTTGCGGTCGATACGGTGCGCCTGAATGGCTGCCTGTCGCTGGAGTTCTTCAAGCTCGCTGGCGGCGTCGATAGTGTCTGGTCTCATGCTGCACCACCTTCAACACGCTGGAACGTGATTACCCAAACCCATGGGTTAGCCTGCCAGCTTTCTTCGCCGTAGATGGATTTCCATAACACGCCATAACAATCCCGCATTGATAAATGGGACCAGTCACTTGGCTCGCCAGGGAAAAGCGCAGGAAGAGCAGATGTTGGATAATCGCCAGCAAAACCCTCAGCATCCACGTCCTCATCGCTGATGTTCTGCAAGCGTTCCACCCGCACGCCGGTAATCTCCAGCGTGATGCGGCTGGCCCAGCGCGGCATATGGATAGATGGGACGGTTTTACCCTCGCCACCTCGGTAACGGTACAGGTCAACCCATAACCCCGCATCTAACGGGTGTGCTTTGATCGGAATGTCCTGACCGCCAGCGTCGTAACTAACGACGTCTAATCCGGACTCAAGCTCAACAGCACGGCACGTCTCCCGCACCCAGATGCGATCGCCGACTTCACCGAAAGGACACGGATACCAGTAGTCGCCGCCGTTATCGTGTTCTCGCCACGGCCAAAGCGTGCCATCATCCTTTTCACCAATATCCATACAGTCGGATTTTACAATCCGCCGCGTCTGCGTCTTACGTCCGTCGAGAATGGCGCGAACCATCTCAGCGTTAAAAATCATTGGGCGCTCTTTCATGCTGCACACTCCATTTGATCAATGCCGCTGCGCACTGCATCAATAATGCGCTCGAGATACTGGTATTTATGATTTGGCACGGTCGGCCAATTCGCATACCAGGGGTCATCACCCAGCAGACCAAGTAATTTGTCGCCAACAAGCCGATCACAGCAGTTTGCTTTCACGTCCTCTGCATCCTCTGCTTCGTCCCACATTTCGCGCGCTTCTTCCGCTGAGATTTCCTCATCCCGGCGTAGTTTGATGATTTGTGACTTAACGAAGAGCAAATTTGCATCGTTGTCATCATCGACAGTGCTTTCCAGTTGCGGATCGAAATATCCGATCAGGTAGTCATTGCTGACGCGCTTAATAAACTGCTGCACTGTGTCGCCACCCATTGCAAACCAGGCGCCTGTCCATGCCTTTCCATAGCAGGTGATGGTTATCCTCCCTTTGCCTGGCTCGTAGTTCTCAATCATCACCCTTACCGGGTCGAGGCGCTCAACTTCTGAGATGGTGAACGCCAGAACATCGCTCTTTTCTACCTTCACGATTCCACTCCATACCGACCATTCAGCCGGCCAGTTTTGACTACGAACTCCAGGAGGCTGACGCCCAGCGGCGCAATCTGCTGGTGGTGTTTTTTGATGATGGGTTTCACCGTCGCATCCCATTGAGGCTTCGGCTTTCTGCTCATCGCCTTTTTGATTTCCTCGGTGCAACGGCGACACTGTGCGCGTATCGCGTTTTCCTGCTCTGCTGGCGTCATGCGACCTCCCGCTTAGCCAAAAGCTTCTCGCCAAACGCCATCAACTCATCGCGGTTTACAGTGGTAAAACGGCAGTGAGTGCGCGGCCACGGATGCCAGATAATCAGCATTGAGCCTTTGTTGTTTCCGTCTTTTTTCTTGCCAGTCGATGGCTGAACAAAAGAAAGCCGACCGCCAGTGATGAACCGCACTTCGCTGGCCGTCTCGATTGCCTGGCTGAACCAGCCGACGGAGGTGTCTGCCGGGAGCAACATCACGCATCCGATGCGGCTCCATTTCTTCTCGCTGGCCGCCTTTTCAACGAACGGCCCTATGTCGCTGTACGGCGGGTTCAGCCATACATAGCCCTCTGCGTACCCCATGGCCTGTGGCCAAGAGGTGGTAAGGGTGTTTTCTTCTTCCGAAATAAACAGGCGGCACAGGCGGTTTTCTTCGGTGGCCGCAGCGTCCATCTGGAAGATGAATTCCGCGTTCAGTGCCGCAAACAATGCTGGCGGCGTGCGCCAGCTATCGCGCTGCTCTGGCGGGGTGTTGCTGCCGTTGAAATCAGACATTGGTACGCTCCGGGTCAAACTCAGGCCAGTTATTGCGACGGTGGTTTTCGGCCAGGCGGCGCTGCTGAATGTCTTCGAGTGAGCGGCCAGTCATTTCGGCTACGCGTTCATTCGGCAGTAATTCGAGAAGCGCCAGTTCTGACTGCGTCCAGTCGGTCATAAAACGGCCTCCATTTCGTCGATATAGAGGCCAGCGGCAATCAGTCGGCTGCGGCGTGCGGCGCGTTCAATATTCAGCTCGCGCTGCCCTTTGGCTGCCTGTGCAATGGCTCGCTTCGTAAACAGGCGTGATTTACCGACTGGAGTAATGACTTTTGGCGTGCCTTTCAAACTGAAAGAGCGATCAGCCACACCGTCCTCATTCACCCATTTTTCAGACACGACCAGCTCAACTATCCGGCCGTTACCGCGCGTTAATCCGTTTGCGCAGCGGTTAAACTCGATGAGCGTGACGCCAAATACTTCGGCAATTTCAGCCCCGGTAACCGGGCGTCCACGTTTGGTGATCATCCAGATGACTCGCTCTTTCAGTCCGGTAAACTTCCCTTTCTTGCCGGGGCGGCGGTAAAACGGCATGCGTTTCATTTCCATTGCTCCCCGAACGTGAATCCGATCTCAGCAAGCGCCTCATCCATTTTTTCGATGAACTCAGGGACCATCAGGTCAAAATCGGCCATAAATTTCGGATCCCGCTCAACTACAACGTGGTGAATACCTTCACGTTTCATTCGCGGGTCGTAATTAGCAAAGAACCAGGCATTTTTCCCGGTAACCCACATGCTGTACTGCACCTGAGCCATGTATGCGGACTTAATAGCCTCAAAGCCACCCAGGCGAAATTTCATGAAGTCACGCGAGGTGAATGGGCATTTCAGTTCCAGACCAAAATCGTTACTGCACAATCCATCAGGCGAGCAGGCTGTCCGCATGGTTTCATCACGAAAAAGGATCGGCGACTCAGAGACGGTGACGCCGGTAGTAAACTCAAAGAGGGTGCGGGCATCCTCTTCGTACTGCTTGCCCCAGGCCAATGCTTTGGCGTTAACTTCCGGCGCTACGCCCGTGCAAACCTCGGCAAGAAGGGTATGGAAGTAGGACATTTTCATGTCCGTCCATTTCGTGCCGGAACGCGGTTTAGAAATTACGTTATGGACTTCTGAGGCGGTAATGACTCCCAGGCGAAGCCTGTGCCATGCCTCATCTCCCTGCTCGACAGTGGAAACGTCAATTCCAGTACGCTCCAGGATGATTTCAGGTGTCATGCGGCCGCCCTCTGTTTCAGGAATCCAAGAGCTTTAACAGCCTCGGTCTCGGTAAGGTCGGCAGGTTGCATGATTTCGCGTTTGAAGATCCGCGAGCAAAGGGGAAGCAAATCGTCATCCCATGACTTATCCATAGAAATCAAAAGGTCGTTGATTTCTTTCATGGTTGATTCAGATGCTGGCGTAATATCCCGCTCTGGCTGGCGTTCAGCGCTATAAGACGTGCTTTCGACAATGCGCTCAGCCTCGTCCTTGTCGTAAATACCGGCAAAGCCAAACGCCAGGCGCGCGCACTGGATCATTGCCTTATGACGCAACATGCGTTTAGGGTGCGACTGCCACGGACCGGTGATTTCCCTACCATCACGCGTTTTGAATGGTTCGCGTCGGCACTCATCCAT